TCTCATGGATTTACAAGAACATCTTGAAAAACAAGCTGAGAAAAAAGCCGCAAAGCATCTTAAAACTCACGGGAGAGAAATTAAGCGGCTGAAGAAACACGCTGAACGAGCTTTATTCACGAATAATAAAGAGCAGTATGCATACGCTATCAGTAAACTTCGTACCCTTTACAAGCAAAAGCAACTTCCGCATTCTGCAATGATCACTATGTTTGAAACCAGCCGCCAACAAATTGTTGACATGGCTAAAGCCTTTAATGCTGGTGTGAATAGTTAGTGATATAATAGGCTCCATGGAGCCTATTTTTTGTATCTATTGAGGATTTGTGTTTGTTACTTATTTGGCTTACCATTCGCGTGATCATCTTCAAGCGAATAAGACACCGATTGTAAAGGCTCAATAAAATCAAAAATTTAAAGAAGGGTGATTATGAAAACTCTATTTCTAGGTGATTTACATATTGGGGTAAAGGAAGATGACCCATGGCACGAAAACATAATTCTTTCTTCCATCGAGCAAGCCATTGCTTATTCAAAAGCTAATGGGATAACCCAATGGCTTCAATCGGGAGATTTCTTTGATGTTCGCAAAGCCGTAACACAACGAACAATGCGGTTTGTTAGAACTAAAATAACGAAACTGCTTAGAGAAGCAGGGATAACATGCTATGTTATTGTGGGTAACCATGACTTAATGTTGAAGGACAAAATTCACCCCAATAGCGTGACAGAGATTTTAGGCAAAGACGACGTTTATGTTGTGATCGATTCTCCAACCACTGTTAAATTCGAACACGTCGACATTGACCTTATTCCGTGGTTGTGTAAAGAAAATGCGTCGGATATTTTCGAGTTTATCAAAAAGTCAGAATCCCCGTGGTGTCTTGGCCATTGGGAACTAAGCGGATTCTATTTCTACAAAAATATTCCGAGTTCGGGATACAGTGGAGATTTTTTGAAAAAGTATGAAAAAGTTGTCTCTGGACATTTTCATACTCAATCAGGCGGTGAAAATATTCACTACATCGGCACTCCTTATACGATTACAGCCGGTGATGAAGATGACCCTCGCGGTTTCTGGGTTCTTGACACAGAAACCCGTGAATTTGAATTTATTCCGAATTCCAAAACATGGCACAAACGACTGACTTATCCCGGTGTTACAATAGAAGAAATTCGAGAGTGCTCTGGCTGTTCAGTTCGTTTGATTGCTAATGAAGTTGATGAAGGCTTGACAAAAGTTGAATTTCTTCTGTCTAAAATTGTTCATGATTTGAGAACCATCAACAAATCTGCCAAAATTGAAGTTGATTCTTCATCTGATATAACCGATGACGGTGAAACTCTTACTGTTTCATCTATGGATACTTCTGGTAGTTCGATGACCATAATGGGTTTATTCGCTGAAAGTGTCGCAAATTCCAGTATCGGTGCAGAACATAAAGAAGCAATCGTAATTATGGCAAATGAACTTTATGCTGAGGCTATTGCATCATGATTGAAATTAAAAAGAAGCAGCTTGGATTTATTCGAGTTCGTTATAAAAACATCATGTCTGTAGGCGATGATCCTATCGATATGTCGCTTAACAAATATGCTAAAACATTGTGTACCGGTAAAAATGGTGCCGGAAAATCGACAATGCTGGAGGCAATTTATTTTGCGTTATTCGGTAAACCTTTTCGAGATATTACAAAAAACCAACTGTTGAATGAAAACACTGGCAAAAATTTGTTAGTGGAACTTTGGTTGGAATACGAAGAAAAGGTTTATCACATCACACGCGGAATTAAGCCTAATAAGTTTTCGATAACTTGTGACGGCGTGGCTATAGATGCTGCAGCATCAGTTAAAGATTTTCAGTCATATTTCGAAGAAATGATTGGAATGAATTCTACCAGTTTTAAACAGATAGTTGTTTTGGGCACTGCTGGATATACGCCGTTTATGCAACTAAAAGCGCCAGAAAGGCGCAAACTGGTGGAAGATTTGCTGGAAGTATCCGTCTTAGCTCAAATGGATAAAATCAATAAAGCCAGGATTAAAGAGTTAAACCAGGATATCACTTCAGTTGATATGGAAATAAACCATATAAACTCACAGCTGAAAACATACCAGGATCACCAGAATAACTCTAATGCATCCAATGCTGCTGCTATATCCGACCATCAGGCAGTATATGACACTGCTCGCGAAAAAGCAAAAGAAATCAAGTCGGCTATTGATTTGCTCACAACGCAAATTACAGAATTCGTGATGCCTGATTCCCCTGCATCCGATCTTGGCAAGTTTACAATGGCTAGAGCAAAAGCCGCAGCGCAACATGAACAATTTTCCGGTATTGCTCATATGCATGAAGATGGTGGAACGTGCCCAACATGCATGCAGCAATTTGACGATCCTGAACTGCTAGTGAAATTGCGTGATAAAATGTCGCAGATCCAAGGTCAACTTGATAAAGCCGATATTCGCATAAATGAACTCAATCAAAAAATGATAGAGTTCAACGAGGCCGCTATCAATTTCCGCGATCTCCAGAATAAGTTAAACAGTGAAAAGCAGTCTATTGCTCTTTACGTTAACCAAGCAAAAGCTGCAAAAGCTGCAATCGAGCGTCTGCAAGATGAAAGAACAGATTATACGTCGGAAATCGACCAACTCGGGAATAACCTACGTCTAAAAATTAGTGCTAAGTCTGATTTAGAAAAAGAGAAGCATCGTAGGTCTTTGATAGCTGATCTTTTGAAGGATTCGGGAATTAAAGCCGTCATCATGGCCCGTTATATTCCGTATTTCAATAATCGCATCTCTCATTATCTTGATATAATGGATGCAGATTTTGGATTTACTCTTGATTCCGAATTTAAAGAAGTAATAAAATCTTCAGGAAGAAGCACATTCAGTTATAACAGTTTTTCTCAAGGCGAAAAAGCTCGTATTGACATGGCTGTCATGTTTGCTTGGCGTGATTTAGCATCTGAAGTTTCTGGTGTAGATGTTAATGCGCTGTTTATGGATGAAGTATTTGACGGTCCTTCTGATGATGATGCACAACGCTCAGTGTTTTCAATCATAGAAAACATGAAAGCCAACGTGTTTATCATTTCGCATGGAGAACACGATCCTCAGAAATTTGACAGACACATTGTAATGTCAAAGCTAGGGAGAACTAGCGTAATGAATGAGGTAATTTTTGATGTTTTATAATCTTCCAACAACTGCTCCTGAAATAAGGAGTTATAATTTGACCGATGAATATGGTCACGTTAATTTGGTCGTCACGGATGACGACCTGAAACAGGTCTTCAGTGAAGAAGATATCCGCAAGTTGAAATCAAATCGCCATGCTTATTACAATTTAGTTGAAATTTTCGACTAATGATTTGCATGAGTAGAAATTATATTAGAATGTTCGTTATAAACACACTGAGGAATATGTATGCGTAATCAAGCCGTTGTTTTCGTACCAGCCGATATCCGCCCGATGAGCGATAACGTGTTCGAAAATTCAGTTAAAATCCGAAAAGCCTGGGTATCATTTATCAGCGATATTCGTGCAAACCAACTGCAAGCTCTTGAACAGAAACTTCGGTTCGAGCTATATGCCGAAATCGACAAAATGGTTCGAGACATGTATACCGATTTGCTCGTACGCCGTCGAGAAAGCATTCTGGCCAATGGCGGATATCATGTTAAAGGAATGAATGACAAAAAAGTACTTGCCAAACAATTCCAATACGACACTGACGAACTGATTATTCAAGCTGCTCAGACTGTCATGGCAGATTACTAATAAGCTATATCGTAGTTGTGTTATAATATTTCAAATACTGAAAGGAATATGAAATGAAACTTACAAAAGAAACACTGTCTGTAATGAAGAATTTTGCAGCTATCAACCCATCTCTGCGACTTACCCCTGGTAATTTCATCATGACCAAGTCGGTAAATGGTGTTGCATACGCTGAAGCTACAATCGCTGATGAAATTGATTCCGAGCTGAACATTTATGACCTTCCTAACTTCCTGTCAATTCTTGGTCAACTGGGTGAAGGTTCTGAAATCAATCTCTCAAACGGGGAAATTGTCATCCAAAATGGTCGTGCAAAAGTAAATCTGCCTGATGCTGAATCTTCAGTCATCGTGGTTCCGAAGCAACGGCTGCGTATGCCACCGGCTGATGTGGAGTTTGACCTGAAAGCCGAAGATTTGGCAGAAATTCTCAAAATCTCTCGGGCAGTTGGCGCAGACCGCATCGCGATTACTAATCGCAATGATCATATCGCTATTGATGCGTTTGCAGTCGAAGACGGCGATAATGCACGAACCCGATATTCTTTGACAGTCTGTCCATATGAAGGCACCAACAACTTCAGTTTCGTTATCAACCTTGAAAACGTCAGTGTCGTTGTTGCCGATTACAAAATCAATATTTCTTCCAAGGGTGCTGCTCAATTCCAAGGAATCAATACTGCATACGTATTTGTCCTTGAAACATCTTCAAAGCACGACTTCTAATAAATCCTGGTGTGATATAATGCGGGTGTAAAAGCCCGCTTTCTTTTGAGAGGAATTTTAATATGTTGACAGTTAATGCCGGCGAATTCATGTTTGAAAACAAATATCGCCCAGGAACAATCGATGAATGCATTTTGCCAGAATATGACAAAAAGATTTTCAAATCTATCGTTAAATCTGGTCGTATCCCCAACATTATTCTTCATTCTCCTTCCCCAGGCACAGGTAAAACTACCGTCGCCAAAGCTCTGGTATCAGAAGTTGAAGCCGAGTTTCTGTTCGTTAACGGTGCAGACGCAAAAATTGATTTTGTTCGCGATGTTATGACTCCATTTGCAAGCTCTAAAACTATGGCAGCAGGTGGAAAAGTAATTATCATCGATGAATTTGATCGAGCAGGTCTTGCAGATTCTCAGCGTCATCTTCGCTCATTCATGGAAGCTCATTCCAAAAATTGCACATTTATCATTACTGCGAATGATTTGGGTGGAATTATTCCAGCACTTCAATCACGGTGTCGTGTTATTCAATTTGGTAAAGCCGATCAATCTGATAAAGTCAATATGATGAAACAGATGATTGTTCGTGCCGAAGCAATTTGTGATGCTGAAAATATCGAAGTTGAAGATCGCAAAGTTATTGCCGCTTTGGTTAAAAAGAACTTCCCTGATTTCCGTAAAACTGTCAACGAGATGGATTTCTATGCATCCGAAGGTAAAATTGACAGCGGTATTCTGAGTCTGGTTCTCAATACCCGCAACGATATCGAACAAGTCATTGATGCACTTAAAGCTAAAGATTTGAAATCACTTCGCGCAATGGCTGGTCAATACACGACTGATTACGCTGGTTTTGTTGAACGTCTATGTAATGCACTGTACCCGCTCGTTAATGGTCCGGCAAAAATTCGCATGTACGAAATTATTGGTGAAAACAATCAAATGTTTGGCCAAGCTGCAAATATCGAGATTCATGTTCAATATATGTTCGTTCAGCTTGCCGTAGAATTCCATGGTAACTGGCTGTAAGGAGTTCGATATGAATTTGAATTTCCTTATGGGTGATGATGAGCAACTCAACGAGCATGAAATTGCTTGGAAATCGAAAGATTGGGATGCCGTATCAGCATTAGCTGATTCGTTCAAAGAACCTGCCGAAAACAATGCATTCGCATTGTTGGATGATATCACTTACACCAAAACGGAAAGATGTGTATCAAATAGTGATTATCCGGCATGGTTTATCAATAATGCTCTTTCGATGCATGCCGAAACACTGTATTCGGCATACGTCATGAATCTTCTGTCAGCATTGCCGGCCCAAGCACAATACAATTATCTGGTGTCATCTGTAAGAAAAGGCAAGATTTACGGCAAATGGCCTAAACTAGATGAATCAATCAATGAAAAGCTTTATATTGCTGTTATACAAGCAGCGAATAACGTTGATTTGCACACCGCAAAGATGTATATGCAAATCATGCAAAGACGAAACACTTTGAATGATTTTCTGAAAAATCACAAATTTATTGTAACTCCAGCATTTGTTAAAACTGTTGCGAAAACAGCAAAAGATCAAACACAGATGCTTAAGTTGGCTAAAAAAATCTAAGGTTTTCTTATGATCCAAATCGATATCAATCATCCTGATGATTTTCTGAAAATTGCTGAAACACTGACACGAATTGGCATTGCTTCTAATAAAGAAAAGAAACTTTATCAAAGCTGCCATATTCTCCAAAAGCAAGGCAAATATTTCATTGTTCACTTCAAGGAAATGCTGAAACTAGATGGTCTACCAGTATCAATTTCCGAAGAAGATATTTCTAGACGAAATAACATTGCTTCATTGCTTCAGTCATGGAATTTGTGTAAAATACTAACTCCTATTGAATTGTCATCTCACAATAATTTTAGAGTTATTAGCCACAAGCAAAAGTGTGAATGGCAGCTTATCGCGAAGTATAAATTTGGTTAATGAAATGGCCTCTGTTGAGGCCATTTAGAAGGATATATTATGCAGCATTACACGAACATCGAAGTTATTGGAAATACCGTTTTTGAGCGTTACGTTAAAGACGGCGTAAGACTATCGCGAAAAACAAATTATCAGCCAACACTCTTTCATCATGCCGCCCCAGGTGTAGAGACAAAGCACAAAGACATCTATGGGCGTTTTTGTGTACCAAAGAAGCATGAAAATATTTGGGAAGCAAAGCAATGGCAAAAACGAATGGCCGAAATTGGCCAAGATGCCATGGGTATGGACGACTATTGCATTTCCTACATCTCCGATAATTATCGCGGAGTTATTGATTTTGATCGTGACAATGTCATTATCGATGTAGTCGATATCGAAGTAACAGCTCCAGAATTCCCTGATCCCAAATTTGCAAAATATGAAATTGATATGATTTCCCATGTGCGTTTGCACGAGGGCAAAAAGACATATTACATTTTTGACCTCGTTAAAGACGTAGGGCATTGGGACCCATCTAAGTCTGTTCTAGACAAATACATTCTTGACAATGTTGTTTACATGCCATTCGACACTGAAATCGATCTTCTTCTCAATTATATTCAACTGTGGAAATCATCTACACCCGATTTGGTGTTTGGTTGGAACAGTGAAGGTTTCGATATTCCGTACATTATCACTCGAATTATCAACATCTTGGGTGAAAGTGCAGCTAACCAATTAAGTCCGTACGGCAAGATCAGCTCAAAAACAATTACAAACATGTACGGTGAAAAAACGATCTATCGTATCCATGGTGTTGCACTAATGGATTATATGGATGTTTTCAAAAAGTTCAGTTTAACTGTTATGCCTGACTACAAGCTAGGTAACGTTGGATATCGCGAAGTTAAAGCAGACAAATTGGAATATGACGGTCCAATTAATAAGTTCCGAGCAGCAGATCACCAACGATATGTCGATTACTGTGTGCGAGATACGGATATTATTCTGTTGATCGATGGTCGTCGATGCTTTATTGATCTTATTCTGTCTCTTTGTTATTACGCGAAAATCACTTTCGATATGGTTCTCGGTACAATCAAGGTATGGGACTCCATCATTTTCAACTCTCTGGCTGAGCAGAATATCGTCATTCCGATGACAAAGGCCAGCCCGAAACAGAGTTTCCCTGGTGCATACGTCAAAGAACCTGTGCCTGGCGCGTATAAGTATGGTTTATCGTTCGACCTTACTTCGCTTTATCCGAGTATTCTGCGTCTTCTCAATATCAGCCCAGAGATGATTGCCGGAATGTTTGCACCTGCACATCTTGACGACTATATCAATAAGACTGCTCCTAAACCATCTGAAGTTTATAGTTGTGCCCCAAATGGCATGATGTACAAACGAGGTGAAGTTGGTGTACTGCCAGCCGAAACTGAGAAAGTATTCTTGCAACGTAAAGCCGAAAAGAAAATGATGCTTGCTGCTATACGCAATCAGGAAGCAATTAAGAAAATTCTGGCTTCCAGGGGCGAAAAGGTAGACCACTAATGTTCCACTACTGTATGGGTGTGATAATATTGCACCCATACAATTGAGGAGATTTATGTGGACTATTTGAAGATTTACAACGATCTAGTTTATTCGAGACAAACTAGGGGTTTAAACAAAAAGAACTTGAATTTTAACTCTGAGCGACATCACATAATTCCAAGGTGTATCGGTGGCACTAATGATAAAAACAACCTAGTTCTTTTGACACCTCGCGAACATTATATTGCCCATCTATTGCTTGTTAAAATTTATCCGGATAGGCATGGGCTACACAGCGCCGTTAGGCGGTTGGTTGACGTTGATTTCTTTGGCGAATTATCTTATGTCTCTAATAGCCGGAGATACCAAATATTGCGCGAAAAGGCAGCGCAAGCAAATCGTGATTGGTGGACAACCGATGATCAGCGAGTTGTTGATATCCGCAATAGACTGAAAGCCAGACGCCGAGAATACATGCTTGAATATCATAAAAATGTCGACCCGGATGTTAAACATGAAACAATAAGAAAAATAGTTGAAGCGAATAAAATAGCGGTGGCCAATAGATCTGACGAGGCCGCAAACACTATGAAGGAGAAAATGTCAATCCGAGCAAAATCGCGAGAAAAATTTGAATGCCCATGGTGCAAGTCATATTTTCAACCTCAAGAATTGTCAATGCGGCATGGCGACAAATGCAAGAAACACCCATCATATGTCATGACCGAAAAAGAGCAGATATTTGAAGACCTCAATGTCACCAAGCACGAAGCTATAGCATGGCAAAATCTAATTTCTAGAAAAGCTAAGAAGGGTGATATAATAGAAACAACAAAACATAACGTCGAAACGTGGCTTATTCCTTTTAGAGCCAAACGAATTAGACTTGGCCGGAGTTAAAATAATGAATCTTGAACTATTTCGCGACTTCAATGATGTCGAACTTGGTTATTTGAATACACTCTCAAGCGAAGAATTATACTCGTTAATTCATCAATGCGAAAAAGAAGAGCAGAAACGAAATACAAACCAGTTAAACCGAAAGATCTTGATCAACAGTCTTTATGGGTGTTTGGGTAACAACTTCTTCCGATTCTACGATTTGCGAAATGCTGAAGCTATTACAACTTACGGTCAATTAGCCATTCGGTGGATTGAACGAAAACTGAACGAATATATCAACAATCTTGTCAAAACAACTAATGTTGATTATGTGTGTTATATTGATACTGACTCGGTGTATCTCAACATGGAAGCCATAGTTGAAAAAGTTGGCGTCGACAAATTCCGTGACACCAATCATCTGATCGATTTCCTTGATAATCTTGGACATAAAAAGCTCGAGCCATTTATCGACGAGTCATACAAAGAACTCGAGGAATATATGAACAATGAGCACCATCTCTTGCTCATGGACCGCGAAGCTATTTTTGGAGCTCCATTGGGGTCTGACGGTATTGGCGGGTTCTGGACTGGTAAGAAACGATACGCTTTGAACGTTTACGATATGGAAGGCACTCGATACGCTGAACCGCATCTGAAAATCATGGGTCTAGAAACTCAACGATCATCCACACCTTTGGCTTGTCAAAAATCGCTAAAAGAGTCAATTCGTCGGTTGCTGCAAGAAGGTGAATCTTCTTTGCAAAATTATTTCATTCAATTCAAGAATGAATTCAAAACGATCGATTATCAAGAGATTGCCACAGTGTCTTCTGCGAATAATATCGCCAAAAACGCGGATTCGGCAGGATATCCAATTAAAAGAGCTCCATATCATGTGAAAGGAGCCCTTGCATATAACCGGATTGCAAAAACTGATCAATCAATTCCAGAGATTGTTGAAGGCGAAAAGGTAATGGTTATTCCTCTTCGCGATCGCAATCCATTCAATGAAGCGTGTTTTGCGTGGCCGTCAGGAACGCAAATTCCACCTGTCGTAGAAGCTGATGTTTTGAAGTTTATGGATATAAATAAGCTTTTTGATAAAACATTCGTTAAACCACTTGCTTCAATTTGTGAAGCTACGAAAACAGATTATGAATTTAGGAATAATTTGTTTGACATGTTTGATATTTGAGGAAATAGTATGCGTTATATGACTGTTCAAGATATTCGTGACATCATGGTGTCAAAATACAAATCAAATGAATTTGTTACTGACAAATCCGGTGTTAAAACTGTCGAAATTGCCCCAGTTATGTTTAAGGCCGATGAAGATCTAATTTTCGGTAAACTTAATCACGACTATATCGAGCGAGAGTTGTCTTGGTATTTGAGTCAATCTCGTTATGTTGCTGATATTCCAGGTAAAACCCCAGCAATTTGGGAAGCCGTTGCAGATTGTAACGGCATGATCAATTCCAATTACGGCTGGGCTATTTTCAGCGAAGAAAACGGGAATCAGTTTGCAAACGTTGTCAAACATCTAATTGAAAACCCGTACACTCGTCGCGCAAACATGATTTATACTCGGCCGTCTATGCATACTGATTACAATGCAAATGGCATGTCCGATTTCATGTGCACCAATAATGTCCAATACCAGATTCGGGATGGAAAACTGAATGCAGTCGTTCATATGAGGTCAAATGACGCTATTTTCGGTTATCGGAATGATTGGGCGTGGCAGGATTATGTTTTGTCTAGACTGGTTGATACTCTTCAATCCCATGAAATCATGGTAGAAAAGGGTGATATCTACTGGTGTGCTGATTCACTCCACACGTATGAAAGACATTTTGGTCTCATTGAGCAATATATTGCTCAATAATTCTCAATTTCAGCATAGCGAGCATAATATTGCTCGCTATGTTTAGAATCTTTAAAGGGTTGATATAATGTCACCACACAAAGGGAACATTTATGACATCTACCACCGATGATGAAACTCCCAAAAACTTAAATGACGCTCATGCTCTTATACAGCATGCTATGGAAAACGTTAAACAAGAGCTGCTGATAATTGATAAATCTGGAAAATCACATCTTGTTTATATTTTTGATGCTCATATACATGATGGAAAACTGCACATAGATTACAAAGCAGTTAATGAAAATGATGAAATTTACCAGCTTGTTCATGAAGCTATGAATGCTCAGATTAACCAAATTATGAAAGAAGACAAAGAAAAAGAGGAAAATGAGCCGTGGTGGAAACGAATCTGGTTATCGCTAAAGAACATCTTTTGACAAGATATAACGTAGATGAAACTCCGATAGACGAGTATCTCACTATATGCGGCAGATACGATTGCAATGGCGAATGGCATCATATTTTACCAACGTCAATCTTCATTGAATTTGAATCATTCGAAATATACCCAGAGAATAAATCATGATGCCAGAAACAATATTGGAGAACCTTCTCTTCAACAATACGTACTTTATTTCGGCGTATCCGTACATAAAAGAAGATTATTTCGATCGCGGGCCTTATCGTGAAATTTTTAAGCTCATTCAAAAACATGTGAATGAGTACAATACAATCCCAACCAAAACTGCACTCGCAATTGCACTTGACAAAAAATCTATCGATCAAGTAACTCATGACGGCGTGAAGGAAGTTTTGGCTCGTCTGTCTTCTAAACCAGAAGATCATGCCTGGTTGATTAAAGAAACTGAATCTTACTGCAAAGACCAAGCGATGTATAACGCGTTGTCTAAGGCAATCGAGATACAGGAAAATGCAGCCAAACCATTCGAAGAACGAAATAAGAAATTACCGGATGTTGGTGCAATCGAAGATTTGATGAAAGAAGCATTGGCTATTTCGTTTGATGGCTCAGTCGGACATGATTGGTTTGAAGATTATGAACGACGTTACATGCTTTATCAATCCAAAGCTAATAAAGTCCCGTTCATCTCAAATGTTCTGAATAAAATAACCAAGGGTGGTGCAGAACTTGGCACACTAAACGTTATCATGGCGGGTGTCAACGTTGGTAAATCTCTTGGCCTTTGCTCTTTGGCCGCAGATTATCTCCAAACTGGCAAAAACGTCGTTTATTTCTCGATGGAGATGGCTGAACATGTTGTTGCCAAACGTATAGATGCTAACTTGCTTGACGTTACGCTTGACGAAATAGATGATGGCAACATGAGCTTTGCCGAGTATAAAGCTCGGATGGAGCGTCTGAAATCCAGAAATATGGGTCGTTTGATTATCAAGCAATACCCAACTTCTGGTGCAAATGCTAATCATTTCAACGCGTTTTTGAACGAGCTGAAGCTGAAGAAAAACTTCAAAGCAGACGTTGTTATTGTGGACTATCTAGGTATCTGTGCGTCCACGCGAATTCGTGGAGGTTCTGAGAACTCGTATACTTTGGTAAAAGCTATTGCCGAAGAATTACGTGGTCTTGCTGTCCAACATCAAGTTGTTCTATGGACTGGTGCACAAACTACTCGATCTGCATGGGATTCGACCGACATCGACATGTCTGATGTGGCTGAATCTGCTGGCTTACCAGCAACTGCTGATTTTATGCTTGCGGTGATGGAAACTGAAGAGTTAGCTCAAATGGGTCTCCAACTGATGAAGCAGATAAAATCACGGTATGGAGATAAAAATTGGATTAACAAATTCAAAATGGGTGTTAAAAAGGGTAACCAGAGATGGTACGATGTAGAAGAAGAACAATCAAGGCCAGGAACGCCAACCACACCTTCTCCGAGACAAGCTGACAATACGAAGGGAAATAACTCAAGACAACATCTTGACGAACTTGCCGCGACAATGCATTTCTGATGGCCTAACGGCCATCTATATAGGAAACTGATGATGAAAACATTTCTAGAGTGTTCTGGTAAACAGAAAGATCATGTCAATATGGATATACAGGTTGACGAAGACGTTGTGGCTGGTGATTCTGGAGGAGACCCTGTCAACATCGCAGCTGGTAAAACGTCTGGCGCAGTCATTTCCCCTGGGCCTAAAGTCCTCGCTAAGAAGGAAAAGAAGAAGAAATGATTACGTTCGAAGCCGCTCAAGAAGCGTGTGAGGCTTTAGGTCATGTAGCATTAAAGAATCTTAGAAATCAGCCTCATCTCAATATTCTGAAAACAATCTACACGAATTGCTTACCGAGCATGATGAAGGATGTTGTGTATGAGATGGCTGTTAATGCTGCAGAAATTGATTCATACCTGGTTACACAAGGAAAGCCATTCTCACGTTTAGAATATGCTCAACATCGTGAAATTCTGTTGGAAGCATGTCGTCAATTGAGTGCTAAAGGTTTTATTGCGTAGTATAATGGGGCCAAGAGCCCCATTTGGAGTTATTATGTTTGCTGATTTTTTGTTTGCCGAACGAGCAATGATGCATTTGCCAAAATTCAAACGAAAGAAGGGAAAGTTCAATTCAAGATGTCCAATATGTGGTGATTCCATGACGGACATGAACAAAGCCCGCTTTTGGATGTATGAGAAGAAGGGCGAGTGGCAAGTTCATTGCTTTAACTGTGGTTATCACAGCAATTTGGGCGGGTATTTAAAGGAACGAGAAGAAGAACTTTATCGCGAATGGTTATTAGAAAGAAGGAAAGAAAGTACTGTCTTCAAGCCAGAAGCAAAACCAGTAGAAAATCTCTTCACCAAAAAGATGCCGGTGATTGAAAAGTTAAATTTTTGTGATCGTCTAGATTTGCTACCAGCGAACCATCCTATAGTAAAATATGTCGCAAACAGAAAAATACCAGAATCAGCATACAAGCGGTTATGGTTTACTCGCGAATGGCAGAAATTGGTAAATTCTATTTCGCCAGATACATATACCCGCGAATCACCGGAAAATAGATTGGTTATCCCAATATTTGACAAAAACGGTGAAATCCAGTCTTTTCAGGGAAGAGCTCTATCGGCTAGTCCAAACAAATACATCACCATAAAGGCTCATGAAGATGCATCAAAAATTTACGGCATGGACACAATTGATGGGAACCGAACTGTATGGTTTATGGAAGGACCGATTGACTCCCTTTTCATTCCGAATTCTGGAGCTATCACTGGCGGTAGTCTTGCACTAAACGAAGTGCCGTTCAAAAGCACTCGAGTATGGGTTCTTGATAATGAACCGTTTCATCCCGACACATGCAAACGGCTATCTCGTCTTATAGATGCAGGCGAGCGGGTGGTTATGTGGGATAGATGTCCATGGGTGTCGAAAGATGTTAACGAAATGATAATCAAAGACGGCGCAACTGTTGAACAAATCGAGCAGTATTTCCGCGATAATGCCGTGTCAGGTCTTCAAGCAAAACTGCGGTTTGGAAAATGGAAGCGTGTATAAACCCTCTTCGGAGGGTTTTTTGTTATTGAAAGTGTGTTTACACCGCCAGATGATCGTGATACTATAGTCAC